ATAAACGGCGAGCAGGCTGACACTTCCGAGGGGTTCTCGCTGAGAATGAACAGGGTGATGCGCGACGTGAGGCGCATAGACAGCGGCAGCGCCGAGTGGTCGTTCTCGTTCTCGCTTCCCTCGTCGCCGACGAACAACCGCCTGTTCGGCTTCGCAAACTCCCTGCCCGTTTCGGGGAAGTTCATGCGCCGCTACCGTGCGGAGGTGATGTCGGGTGAGGTCACGGTGTTTTCGGGCACGCTTATCCTCACCGCCTACGACGCGAAGTCGTCTGAGTACACCGCCAACCTCGTCTCGCTCAAGGTGAACACCGTGGAGGACATATTCGGAGACATGACGCTCAGCGAACTCAAGTGGGGCGTGGAGTATGACGGCGCACCCACGATAGACGCGGAGAATGCCGACACCGGTTCGGAGGTATGGTACCCGCTCGTGGCGTACGGAGTGTTTGAAAAAGACCCTGTATATTCGGACGAGGTGGCCAACGACTACACCGACCGCCTGATTCTCGACTCGACGGTGAGGTTCTATCACGAGACATTCCTCCCATCCCTCAACCTTGTCAGCCTCGTGAGGCGTCTGTTCGAGCAGAAGGGATACACGCTGACCGGCGACATATTCGACGACGCTGTCATGCGCCGCATGTACACCTCAGTGTCCTTGGCCTCTCAGCAGCCGCTCGATTATAATTACGGCAACCCAAAGATAGGGGCGTGCGACCTCTCGGTGACATGGAGCAACAAGCAGGGGAGGACGCTTAGGGGCAGGCTGGTGCAGCCGCTCTCATATCCGTACTGCGTTGTATATCCGCCCGCCCATGCCGGAGGCGACGGCATGGTGCACTGCCAATGGGAGGACATAGACCGCTACAACATGTTCGAGGGTGATGTCACCGAGAACGAGGACAGTTACCTGTTCGACCCGGGTGAGCGCTGCGTGGTCGTGCCCGCCGACGGATGCTACCGCATAGAGCTCGACGTCACCGCGACACTTGACACCACCTACAACGGAGGATACCTCAACGTGCTGAGAAAGCAGTGGACGACCGCTTCCACCCCGTCGATAGAGGAGGTGGATTGGAGGGTCGCTCAGGACTTCAGCGAGATATGCCCCGTGGAGATACAACTGACGAGGAACACCCTCAACGACGAGGGCGACATAGAACTGATAAAGGGCAAGAACAACCGTGATTGGCGGGAAACGCCGACAACTCCCATAGACCACGAGACCTGCTATCCGCACGAGCAGCTATGGCAGTCGCGCAACCCGACCGACGTGGAGCCTCCTTACAACGCCGGACGTTGGGGCGGCAGCGAACGTGACGGGCACGTGAACAAGTATGGATATTTCCCCTCAGCGGGTTCGGTGTTCGCATACGACCCGTTCGTGAGCGACAAGTTCATCTGCGGATTCTCTTCATACCTCGGGGCGACCTGCGCCGTGATGAAGGACGGGCGCTCGTGGTATCCGGGTCATAGGGGCGTGCAGCATAGCATGTACCCGTCCGCCGGATACGTGTTCCGCAGCGGCAACAGCTCGTCAACAGTGGACGAGCCGACAGGACACGACCTCAACACCTACCCCGGCGCACCTCAGTGCAGCGTGTCGGTCAACGGCAACACCCTGACAGGAAAGGTGGTTTGCGCCGTATGGTTAAACAGGAACGACATACTGACCCTCAACTGCGTGCATAGGCATTGGGACGAGCAGGACACCCTAACCGGCGACCGTGCGAGATACGTCACCAACGTGACGGCGAGGCTGCGCATGGACAGTTTCACCCCCAAGGCATACGAGCAGGTGAGGGCCGAGAACCTCGGATACTCGTCACCCACCGGATTCGACACCGAACTTCAGTTGGGCAACTTCCTCTCGTCGGAGCGCAAGGCGGCGGACTTCATCAACGACTTCATCCGCTCGTTCAATCTTCAGTACCGTCAGACGGGCAGCACGGTGGACATAAGCCGCACGCAGGTGGCGTCAAAGGCGGCGGGCGTCGTGGACATAGACGGCAGGTGCGCATGGACATCAGCGGAATGGTCGAGGGCGGAGTGGCCGCGCGAGACCGGCGTGAAGTACAGCGTGGACGAAAATTCATGGGGGTATTGGACAACCGTGCCCAATGACAAGCAGAATGAGCGCGACTGGAAGCAGTACGGCGACCCGATGTACAGCCTTGTAACGGTAGACCCCGACAGCACCACCACCAACGTCGTGACGATACAGACCTCGCCTACATACTACGGCACGTTCACGCTTGACCGCGAGGGTCAGAACCTGCCGCTCACCATGCCCGTAATCGGCGACTATGAGGTTTTGGCGCCGGGCGCCGACTATGACGAGGCGATGCAGAAGGACTCGCTCGACAAGCGCCTCAGACTATGGTTCAGGCCTGAGGACGGAACAGCGAAGGCGACCGTGTCGCTCGCGAGCGGTGACGAGACGGTGGACATATACCTGCCCGAGGGCGACTGCATGGGAACTGAGATGAGCTACAAGGCGGACGGCGGCACGCTGCTCGACCGCTACTTCAGCACTGAGATGGACGTGACCAAGGACGTCGTTTCGGTGGAGGTGAGGCTCACCGCCGAGGAGTTCGCACGCATAGGCGACGGGTGGATGGTCAAGTTCGACGGAGACCTTTACGAGTGCCTGAGCGTGGACGGTTTCGACCCGTCGGGCGCGAACGCTGCCACGCTGAGACTGATGAAGGCGTGAGAGCGCAGATATGTTAATATTTAAAACACCTTATATATAATGCCCAACAGCAAAGTATATACAATTAAAATAAACGGGGTCGAGAAGGCGCTGAGCGACTTCGACGCCCTGTTAGGAAAGGCCGAAGAGCTCGCCCGCAGACTCTCGTCGGGCATGTCCGTCGCCTCACCGACCGGACAGACCGGACAGCAGCAGACTCAACAGGCGCAGCAGCAGGCGACCATTCAAGCCGAGATAACGGGTCAGATTGAGCAGCAGACTCAGGCGCTCAAGGAGCAGACCTCGATTGTCACCACTCAGACGGGCGAATACGCCGAGGCGCTCCAAGTGGCGCAGTCAATCCTCGGCACCTACGACGCCAACCTCGTCAAGCTCGCCGAGTACGACGCAGCGCTCAAAAGGATAAACGCCCAACTGAAGGAGGCGCAGAAGGCAGGCGCGTCGCCCGAGAGCATGTCAGCGCTTCTCGCCGAACAGATGCGGTACAAGCAGCTGCGCAGCGAGACGCTCGGCATCATCAAGACGGAGACGAACCTGATACAGTCGCAGCAAGGGTCGTACGACCAACTCAACGCCACGGTGGGCCGTCTGAGGGACGCGCTGAGGGCAAGCGGAGGCGACCTGAACGAGGAGCAGTTCAAGGCCATAAGCACCGCGGTTGACGAAATCGACAAGAAGCTCAAGGACGCAGACAAGGGCATGGGGCAGTTCTTCCGCAACGTGGGAAACTACCCGTCAGCCGCAGAGGGTTTCAGAGGGTTGAAGATTGAGGTGGCCGGAGTGGAGCGCGAGTTCGAGTCCGCACGCGCCGCCATCATGGAACTGAAGAACGCGATGGCGCAGCTCGCCGTGCAGGGGCAGACCGACAGCGAGGAGTACAAGAACCTCGCCGCGCAGATGAAGAACATTCAGCTCGCAATGGTGAGCGTGAACGACGAGATAGCGAGAAGCAAGGACGCCTCGTCGGGCCTGCACGACCTCATCGAGATGGTGCAGGGGTTCGCCGCCATAGGCACCGTCGGACAGGGCATAGCAGGACTGTTCGGGTTCGACGACGGCGCGATAGGCGAGCAGATAAAGAAGATGACCGAGCTGATGGGCATACTGCAAGGTCTCAACGAGCTGAAGAACCAAATGGCCACCGGCACCGGCATCGGTCCGACTCTCAACAAGCTGTTCTCGGTGACCGGACTGAGCTCCTCATTCTCCGCCTTGAAGGACAACCTCACCGAGATAGGCAACCGCCTCGGCATAATCCGCGTGCAGACGGAGACGGCGTCCGCGGGCATGGGCAACCTCTCGCTCGCAATGAAGACGGCCTCGAACGCCGCCGCATTCCTCGGAAAGTCACTGGCAGCGGCATTGGCAACGACCGGAGTGATATGGGTCATAGGCGAGATGATTGACGCGCTGCGCAGTCTCGGCAAGGAGATATACAACATGATTTCCCTCACCGACGACTACGAGCGTTCGAACAAGGCATTGAAGGAGACCATCGACATACTCAGCGGCTCGATGGAGCGGTACATCGACAACATCGACAGAAGCGTGATGACAAAGCGCATATCCGAGGCAGAGGGATACGCTCAGAAGATGGACGTCATCAAGACCACCATGCAGGAGTACGCGGAAATATACTCGCAGGTCGGCACCCTCGTGGAGAAGCATAGCATCTTCGGAGGCAAGTACGTCACGCCGGCACTTCAGGATTGGTCAAAACTCGGCGAGGAGATAGCGTCGGTCCAGGCGAAACTCGCAAGCGGCAAGGACATACAGTACACCACCGTGCTCGGCAAGGGACTCGGTGACATCATCAAGCAGTGGGAACTCGTCGACAAGACAAGCATGGAGGCGATGTCCAACTTCGCCATGAGGATAAAGGACGGAGCGAACTACCAATGGGTGCTCACCAACGCAGTGGCCTCCACCAACGACGAGGTAAGGAACGTGGGCATACAGGTGAACACGCTCGTGAACGGACTGTACAACGCCGCCCAAGCGGGCGACGCGCTCCGGAACAGCCTTTCGGCGGCAGCCGCAAAGGTGAGGGAGGAGGTCGCCGCCATCGACAAGTACGGCAGGAACTGGCAGTCGGGACTCAACCTCGACAAGCATATCAAGGAACTCGACACCCTCCGTCAGCAGGGGCAGATAACCGACGGCGAGTACGCAAAGCGCCGCGCAGAGTACGAGAACGAGTACCGACGCTCGGTCGACAAGACCACCTCATCGCTTGCCTCGGCCAACCGACGCAGGGTGAACGACGCGAGACGAACGGCGAACGAACTATCCAACATAGAGAAGTCCATACAGGCCGACAAGCTCGCCGCCATGCGCGACGGTCTGACCAAGACCATAGCGACAATGGAGGAGGAGCGCCGCCGCAGACTTGACGAGATAGACAAGATGTCCGCCGCCGAGAGCAAGAAGAACGAGGCCCGCGCCGCAGCCAACCGCCGCTACGACATAGCAGAGGCCGAGGCGAGAAGAAAATGGCGAATGGAGTACATCAAGGCCGAGGAGGACTTCACCAACGAGGTGGCGAAACAGAGGCGGGAACTCGAGAAACAGGAAATCGAGTACGCCGCTTCCGCGAGCGTGATGTCAATCAACGCGCAGACCGCAATGGTCGGCTCGGAGCAGGCAAAGAACCTGATGGAGCCCTACTACGAGCAGGCAAGGAAACTCGGCGAGCTTGAAAACTACATCACCAAGAAGCGCATCGAGACCGTGAGGGCGCTCACCGCCGACCTTGACCGCATCGGTCAGCTGCGCGCCATGATTGCCAACGGCGGAGAGGAAGCGCTTGAAGAATACGGCAAGGAGTACGAGGCGTTGCAGAAACGTGTCGAGGCGGAATCCTCGCTCGTCGCCGGACTTATATCGCAGTACAGCGACGTGATGCGCGCCTCGCAGGAACTCCAAGGTAAGATAGACAAGGAAGGCGTCGCGGCGGACTCACCGGCCAAGAGGTTTGACGAGTGGAACGAGTACTACCGCAAGCTGTACGAGATGCGCCTCGCCTACGGCAACAACGAGATAGAGTACCAAAAGAGACTCAACGACCTTGAGGCGGAGGAGCAGGTGGAGGCGCTTGCCGCGCAGCTGCGCAACGAGCAGAGGGCGCTCACTGAGCGGCACGAGGCACTGTCGGCTGACACCGAGGCGCTCAAACAGGCCGGACTGACCAAGGAGCAGGAGCAGACCCGGTACGAGGAGCGCATGCTCGAGATAGAGACGCTCTACCGCTCGCGGCAGTCTGAGGTAATAGCCGCAGCCGAACAGAAGAACCTTGAACTTGAGAAGAAGAGCGCCGAGGAGACGGTGCGCATACGCACGGACATGTACTCGTCCATAATCAACGAGACCGAGAAGTTCTACAACGCCTCCGAAAACAGGCGCTCGCGACTGCTCAAGGATAACACCGACTCGTGGGGATTCTTCAACATAAAGAAGTTCCGCAAGGAGCGCAAAAAGATAATGTCCGAACAGGCCGATATTCTCGATGCCGTGTCCTTCAACATGCAGCAGCTCAGGCAGGACCTTTCGGCGGGCAAGATTTCGCTCGGCGACTTCAACACCGCCTACTCCGAACTCGACGAGCTCAAACAAAAGGTGGAGGAAACCCTGAAGGAGATGTCGTCGGACAACGGAATGGAGCACTTCATGAAGAGCGTCGACACTTGGGTGCAGGCAGTCGGACAGGCGGCGACGCAGATAATCTCGTCCATATTCGACATCAGGTCAAGCGAGCTCGACCGCCTTCAGGAAGAGCTCGACAAGCAGCTCGAAGTGGTGCAGAAGAAGTACGACGAGATGGAAGAGCTCGCGCAGAAACATAAGGACAACATGAACGAGATTGAGGACGAGCTGTCCACCGCACGAGGCGACCGCCGTCAGCACCTCATCGACGCACTCAGCACTGAGATAGACGCCCAACGCCGCGCATTGTCCGAACAGCAGAAGGCAGAGCGCGAGAAGGAGAAGATTGAGAAGCGCAGCGACAAGCTCGAACTTCAGCGCAAGAAGGAGCAGAAGAGGCAGTCGCTGATAACGGCGGTCATCAACGCCGCAATGGCCATATCTCAGGCTGCGGCAAACAAGTGGCCCACGCCGGCCATACCCCTCATGGCGATAGCGGCAGCGGTAGGAGCGGCCCAGGTGGCGGCCATCAGCTCGCAGCATTATGCAAACGGCGGACTTCTCCAAGGCCCGACCCACGCTCAGGGCGGAATCAAGGTGACGCCCAATGTAGAGGTCGAGGGCGGCGAGTACGTCACCAACCGCTCGACCACGCGCAAGAACCTCGCACTGCTCGAATACATAAATTCAAGGAGGAGAAAGATAGACATCGAGGACATGATGGAGTTCTTCTCAGGTGCACCGGTGTCCGTCCGACAGACCGCGAGGTCAAGGTTCGCCGACGGAGGCATGCTGCCCTCAATGGAACTCGCGGCAAGGCGCACCGCTGACATAGTCGTGGAGCGTGACGACCGACCCATAGTGGTCTCAGTGCAGGAGATAAACGACGTTCAACAGCGCGTGCGAACCGTCCGTGCGCTCGCAGGAATAGAGGACGACAATGGATAACGAGGAATGGACAGTTGAGGACACTGTAGAGATAGCCGACCGCATATACCGTCAGTCGCGGTACAATAAGCTGTCCAAGTCGCGCCCCGTCCTGTTGTTCACGCTGTCGGGGAAGTTCGAGCGCCGTTTTCCGTCATGCGAGCGTGCGTCCATGTACGTCGGATGCCAAGAATCGTCGCTTTACATCGCCGCCTCGGGGTTAAAAAACCATAAGTACCACTATATCAAGGGCCACCTCGTGTTCTTTGAGTCGGAGTTCAGTCAGTCACTTCTCAATGACATGGTGAGGATGGCAAACGATGCGATGCAGCGCTCATCCAAGGCCAAGCCCATCCTTCAGCTCGACGAAGAGACGGGCGAGGTGATAAGGCGATACGGCAGCATTCACCGGGCGGCAAGGGCGACCGGACTCGAATTGCGGGCCATATCGTGCGCTGCTACTCGCAATATACGGCACGGAGGGTACAGATGGAGGTTCGAGGGCGAGTATGTTAACAATAAAGAGAGAAAACAGGATGAGTGATAATAATAAGGAGAAATGGAAGGACTTGGGCGTTCGTGACAAGTTGAGTTATTCAACCGCAATTGGCCTCATCGTGAGCGGCATTGTCATGGGATTCCTGTCCTTCTTTCTCAACGAATATAACATAGAAACGGGTGTCTTAATCTACATCGCTCAGTGCTTCGTCGTTGGCGGCAGCCTGTTAGGAGCTTCTGTCTATTTCAGGTCAAAATGGTTAGAATTTAATTCAAATGCACGGGAGGACATCAGGCGTGACATAGAGGAAGAAGTGCATAGGGTGATGGACGCTAAAGAAAATTAAAAACGGGGTGAGGTTGTCCGTGGTTGCGCGCTCTCGTGGTACCTATCACCAAAAACAATATAAACTATGGAAGAATCAATCTTAGAAGAATGGCGAGACGTCGTAGGGTACGAGGGACTGTATGAAGTGAGCAACCTTGGAAGAGTAAGAAGCTACTACGGACGGGAGATAAAGTACCTGAAGGGTAGAAAAACCAAAATTGGATATATTCAAGTCGAACTATATAAAAACGGCAAAGGAAAATTTTGTAGCATACATCGTCTTGTATGGGAAGGGTTTCATGTTCCAATTCCAATTGGCTACGAAATCGATCATGTAAATACAATCCGTGACGATAACCGACTCGTGAACCTCAGGTGCGTCACGTCGAAGGAGAACAAGCGAAATTCAATCACGGCAGAGAGGATGAAAGAAGCACGCAGACGGAGAAACACCGAATGGTTGAAAAACGTGCGATGCGCTGTCCGCAGAGCACGAGCTAAGGCAGTCCTCCAACTTGACAAGAAAACGGGATATGTCATCCGCGAATGGGAATGTATGTCTGACGCAGCACGGGAACTTAAATTAAGTCACGGAAACATCTCCCTATGCTGTTACGGAAAAAAGAAGAGCATTGGTGGCTATCGTTGGAAGTTCGCCTGACGATATGTTAATTTCAAAAGGGGAATAAGGTATGAAACTGACTCTCAAAAGGACTTTTTGTAATGGGAAGTATACAATAGGCCACCTGTACGACGGCGACGCTTATATCTGCGACGTCATCGAGGACGTTGACAGAGGCCTAACCTCCGACATGGACTTGAAAGAAATCAAGAGGAGGAAAGTGAAGAGTCAGACAGCCATACCCACCGGAACCTACACTGTCACCATCGGAGTGGTCTCCCCGAAATTCCACGCAAAGAAGTACTACAAAGATTTTTGCGGAGGCAGAGTGCCAAGGCTTCTCGGCGTGCCCGGATTCGACGGCATACTGATACATAGGGGAGCGACAGAGAAGGACTCTGCCGGTTGTCTGATTGTCGGATACAACAAAATAAAAGGCATGGTCGTAGACACCACGCAAGCTTTCGAGAAACTGTACGGACTGATGAAGGACGCCACTCTCAAGGGAGAGAACATAACCATTGAAATACAAAGACTTTGGACGTGAGAAGGATTCTTCCCATAATGTTCATTCTGCTTCTGTTCTCGTGCAAGACCCGTCAATTGACCGAATACGTGACGGTCGAGGTTCCGAGGGTTCATACGGAGTGGAAAACTGACACTCTCCGCGACAGCGTGCACGTGAAAGACAGCGTGACGGTGTACACCAAGGGCGACACCGTGTTTGTAGACCGAACAAAGAACAAAGTGAGATGGCGCGACCGAATTGTCAGGGCAGAGAAGTGCGACACCATTACCAAAGTGAAGGAGGTGCCCGTGCCCGTGGAGGTGGAGAAGAAGCTTTCAAAGTGGCAGAAGGTGCGCATGCGCCTCGGCGAGTCCGCAATGGCGCTGATAGCGTTGGCCGCCGCATTCATATCAGTTAAATACATATGGAGATTCAGAAGAAGAACGTGAGAAAACTCAGTCACTCGGGACTGAGGCTGTTTTTGTTGAATAAAATCAAGCGCTTCGGGGTGCAACGGACCGCGCTCGCCGTGCAGAGGGCGCTGCACCTTCCGTCGACAGGTGCGTTCGACCTGAGGACGCTGACAATGCTGTCAAAGGGATGGCGCCGCCGTGCGTACGACCGCTTCAAGTCAGCGGTTACAATGCATCTCGCGTGAGGACATATACATCGCCGTGCCGGGCATTTTTCGCTACCCGCCGCTGAAAGGCAAGGGCTGATGTTTGGGGGTCGGGGTGAAACGGCCCCCGCTTTTTTCCACTTCGGTATGTTAACCAAAGAAAAACGCATATTCATAATGAAGGTATATGATGTAACTGGCTTTGACTCTCTCGTCTACGCTGTCAGTCTCGTGGAAGACCCTGCTATCGAGGAATCCTACGTTGCCCTCGCCAAGCAGCCGCCCGTCTACGTGGCGCTTGAGGACGAGGCGTCGGAGAGACGCACCGTCATCGGGCCGTGCCTGATACCTGACCAACTCATCTATCGTCGGAATGGTTACAGCGGCGAGGAGTACTACATCCGCTTCTCCGCCGAGGCCATAGCGCAGCTGTCGAGGAAGTTCCTCAGCGAGAGGGAGGTGACGATAGACCACGAGAGATACGCGGGCGGCGCATATGTCGCCGAGTCGTGGATTAAGACGGACATGGACAAGGACAAGTCCGTCGCCGTCGGTCTCAACGCGGACCTTCCCGTCGGCACTTGGTTCATCTCGCTCTACGTGGACAGCGAGGAGCTATGGCAGCAGGTCAAGTCGGGACGATGGACAGGCTTCTCAGTCGAGGCGTGGATACGCACGGTAGAGGAGGAAGGGATGAAAAACGAGAAGAACGCAACAATGGAAGAAAACAAGAAAAACAAGTTCCTCACGAGGATGGCCGAACTGCTTGAGGCGGTTTTCGGAGACCCCAAAGAGGAGAACGAGGAAAACACCGCTCAGGAAGAGCTCGCCGCCGAGGAACCCGCAACGGAACAGGCAGAGGAGCAGCAAGAGAACCTGAGCGAGGAAGCGCCCACGGACGAAGTTCCTGTCGAGGAAGCGCCCGCAGAGGAAACAGCGCCGGAAGAGGAGCATCAGGAGAACCTGAGCGCCGAGGTGGAGTCACTGCGCTCGCAATTGGCAGAAGCGGTCGACAGCCTCGGAAAGGCCAACGCCGAGATTGAGCGTCTGAGCAAGCGCCCGAGCGCCGAACCGGTCGACATCAAGGCGTCGACTCAGTCTGACCGCTCGATAATCGACACCATCGCCGCACTGCGCGACGGAACATATTTCAAGTCATAAAAATTCAAAAAAAGCATAAAAATGGCTTACGAACCCAATAACTTTATCGATGTTTCTAACATCAGCTACTGCGGCAAGGAAGCGCAGGAGATATTCGCCAAGGACGTCTACTCGCTCGACCTGAGGGCGCAGGGCATCACCCTGATGGACAACGTCAAGGGCAAGACCAAGCTGTACAGCGCCGACATGGGCGACTTATGGCAGGAATACACCTGTCCGTTCACTCCCGACGGCGACGTCGTGCTGAGCGAGGACACCATGGAACCGGTGGCCATCAAGGTCAACCTTGAGAACTGCTACGACACTTTTTGGAATACCTATCTTGTCGAGCAGACCTCAGTCACTCTCAACGGCGGAGTGCCCGCCACTTTCGGGGAGTGGTTCTTCGGACGTCTGCGCGCTCAGATGGCCAAGGAGTATCAGGAAATCTTTTGGAATGGCGACACCGCACGCACCGCTGAGACCAAGAAGTACCTCAAGGTGACTGACGGCGTTCTGAAGATTGTCAAGGCGGACGGCACCAACGTGCAGTACGCTGCGCTCACTCTCGACAACATCATCGCTCAGGTCGAGGCAGTCGTGATGAAGGGTCTTGAGGTGGCCGCCACCAACGAGGCAGACACCGCCAACTACAAAATCTTCATGAACAAGGAGGACATCCGCATTCTGAAGATTGCTCTCGGCAAGGACTGCGGCTGCAACCTGACCAACTCAACCTTCAAGAACTACGCCGTCGAGGGCGACACTCTCGTGGTTCTCGGCTTCGAGGTGGTTGCCACTGAGCAGGCCCGCAACTCAATCCTGTTCGGCCCGGCGAGAAACCTCGTCATCGGCTTCGACACGATGGACTCGCACGTGGAGTACAAGTTCATCGACATGCGCGACACCACCGGCGACAACATGTTCCGCGTCATCGCAATCAGCAACATCGGCGTGGGCGTAATCTACCCCGAGCTGTTCGTCAGCAATCAGGGCGAGTAAATAATAAAAGATTGAATACAGATATAGAAAATGGCAATCTGCAAACTTAACGATAATTGGCTGCGAACCTCGTCATGCGGTTATCAGCTCGGCGCAATCACCATGATTTACGCCGTGAACGCGAGCGACATAGAGACCACCACCATCGACACCACCGACGGTCAGGAGGTGAGCGGAATCACTTTCGCCCAAGGCGCTGAGGTGTACAGCCTCGAACCCGCCCGCAACAGCGCCTCGTGGAGCGACACCCTCGTGGTGAACGACAACGGCACCAAGTACCGCACGCACCTCGTGGCGTTCAACCTGCTCGGCAACTACTCTAAGGAGCAGGCCGACGTGGTCGACGCAATCTCTCTCGGCAAGTACGTCATCGTCGTGGCCAAGGCCGACGGCGGATACGTTATGCTCGGACGACTCAACGGTCTTGAGGCGACTGTCGCAACCATCGGAGGCAGCGAGGACGACAGCGTGCCCAACGGACTTCAGGTCTCTATGGAGGCCAATCAGGCCGAGGTGGCACTGCCGCTGAGCGCCGAGGCCGTGACAGCGCTGCTCGCAAAAAAAAAAGGGTGACGCCTGAGCTGGTGCCAATAACGGACAACGCGGTGAACAGCACGGGAGACGCTCCGTTGAGGCTGCGTGTAATCTACACCAAGAACCCTATGGAGTCCGGTGACCAAGCGTTCATGACATTCTATGTCGGCGCGGGTCTCGACCAAGAGAACAGGCTCGACTTCGAGTCCACCGGTTGGCCTCCCTCGCCTTCGGTAGGAGGACCGGCGTCGCTGACCTACGAGCCCCAGTGCACCAACGTCTACGACGGCAGCGGAAGCAGCAGGCGGATTGTCGGAAGCGACATCGTGATAAACGACCTGCACGACGCACCCAGCTTCGTGGTGACATCAAGGACAATGGTCGAGGTGTACCAAGTTGTCTGACACGGACACCGGCAAAACCCCATATACAACAAGCCCTCGTTCCAAACGGAACGGGGGTTTGCTTTTTGCATCGTTTCAGCGCACCGTTAAAATGACGCATAACGGTTAAAATGAAAGGCGCCACCCGAGGAGGATGGCGCCCGTTCTTTTTTTGTTCTGCGTAAGCGTCAGGCGGGTATAGCCTGAATCCTGCTCGCGTAGGTGCTCCACCCGCTCGCTGCCTTGTAAGCGTCTACCGACTCGGCGGGGACGTAGATGACGAAGGTGTTGCTGGCGAATTGGAATGCGATATCCAACGTGGGCGGGGTCGTCGCTCTCACTGTAAACGAGGCGAGCGAGGTGCAGTTGTTGAATGCGGCGTAACTGATGGAGGTGATGGAGTTACCGATTGTCACCGAGGTCATTGCGCTGCATCCGTTGAATGCGTGGCTGCCGATGCGGGTGACGGAGTTGGGGATGGTCACCGAGGTCAGGCCGCTGCAGTCAGCGAATGCTTGGTTGCCGATTGAGTTGACAGAGTTGGGGATGGTCACCGAGGTCAGGCCGCTGCAACCAAGGAATGCGTTGTTGGGGATAGTGCTTACGGAGCGGCCGATGGTCACCGAGGTCAGCGAGGTGCAGCCGGCGAATGTTTGGTCGCCGATGGAGGTGACGGAGTCGGGTATAGTGACTGATGTAAGTGCGGTGTATTGGTTGAATGTCCTCATTCCGATGGTGGTGACACCATCAGGGATATACACCTCGCGCACCGACTTGGACAGCGAGAAATTGGTCTCGCTCGACGGCCAATCCTCGGGACTGATGCCCACGACAACAGCGTCCGGTCCCGCTTCACCGTCCTGATAGTTGGTGAAAATGGTCTCGTCCGTGTCCTCTATGTAGCTGACGTTCGGCTTGGGGTAGCCTGACTCTATGTATTCGTCGTAGTCCGCCTGATTCTTAAAAATCTTCAGATAGTCTGCCATGATTTTTTTTATGCTGTTTTTAATCTTTTATTCATTTTTTATTCAGTGATGGCCTGAATCCTGCTTGCGTAGTCGCTCCATCCGCTCGCCGCCTTGTAAGCGTCGACGCTCTCTGCGGGGACGTAGATATTCAACGTAGTGTTGATTCCATCCCTGTTTTTGAAAACATTACTGCCCAAAATCGGTGGAGTGGTAGCGAGAACAGTCAAGTTTGTTGTTTTGCTTCCGGATTCAGAATTCCAACTAAAGGCACTATCGTCGATTTGCGTGACTGTAGACGGTAGAGTTATGTCTAAAAGCGAGTAGCAGCCGATGAAGGCGCTAGCCCCGATTCTCGTGACTGAGGTGTCCTCCAAGTTTATCGTTGCCAACGAGCCGCAAGCGTAGAACACCTGGTTTTGAACTCCCGTCAACGCCTTCGGCAAAACAACGTCTGTCAGTGCTGAACATTCGTAGAATGTCATTGCACTTTCACCAAAATTATTTAAGAAATACGTCATCGATGTTCCGCTTAGGTCCACGCTCGTAAGATGGCTGCAGCCACGGAAAGTTGACTGTCCAATAGTAGTGAGGGTTGATGGAAAATTGACACTTGTCAGTGCGGTGTATCCCCATAACAAAGAATCTGTCAACTTGGTAACTCCTTCAGGAATATTAAGTCCCGTAACGAGTTTAGATATTCCGCTTATTGTAGTACCCGTGAAGTCGGCAATTTTATCCGATTCCAAAATGTATTCCGGTCCCGCTGCCCCGTCCTGATAATTAGTGAAAATTATTTCATCGTTATCCACGATATAACTGACGTTGGGCTTGGGATAACCTGCCTGTATGTAAGCGTCGTACTCCGACTGAGTGGCGAATTTCTTCAGATAATCTGCCATGATTTTTATGATGTTTTTAATATATTTTATTCATTTTTTATTCAGAAATAGCCTGAATTTGGTTTGCGTAGGTGTTCCATTCGTCCGCTGACTTGTACGCGTCGACGCTTGCTGCGGGCACGTAGATGACCATTGTCGAGGGTGTTCCCTCGAGTACGCTGAACCCAAGTTCAGGCGGAGTTGTCGCCTTGACTGTCAGTGAGGTCAGCGAGGTGCAGTTGGTGAATGCGTTGTCGCCGATTGAGGTGACGGAGCTGCCGATTGTCACCGAGGTCAGGCCGAAGCAGCTGCCGAATGCGGCGATGCCGATGCGGGTGACTGCGTCGGGAATGGTCACTGATGTCAGCGAGCGGCAGCTATTGAATGCCGAGCCGTCGATGGTGGTGACGGAGTTGGGGATTGTCACCGAGGTCATGGCGCCGCAGTCCATGAATGCTTCGTCGCCGATTGTTGTCAGGCCAGTGAAGTAGCGAAGCTCGTCGAAGGATGTTATTTCCGCATTGTACGAGAATGCTTCGCCGAGGTCTGTTACAGCGGCCGCCTGCACGTCTGTTATCTCTCCGTCGCTGCCCCAATTCTCTACGCAGATTGTCTTCACCGCGGGGTCGGCGAACTGAATGTTCACCGCGGGTTCGCTTATCGCCTGAATCCTGCTTGCGTAGTCGCTCCATCCGCTCGCTGCCTTGTATGCCTCGACACTCGCCGCCGGCACGTATATAACCAACGACGACGAGGTGAAGGTGAATGCAGTGTCATCATCCATACTCGGAGGCGTTGTCGCACGCACCGTAACCGAGGCCAGTGCGGCGCAGTTATCGAATGCGAAACGTTCGACGGTGGTGACGGATGCAGGAATTGTCACTGATGCGAGAGAGTCGCACCCCTGAAACGCGGCGGTGCCGATGGTGGTGACGCTGTCGGGTATGACAATCGAGGTCAGCGAGCTGCAGCCCTTGAATGCTTCTATGCCGATGGTGGTTACACCGTCAGGAATATTCGCTTCAGTTATGTAAGTTGCCACGTCGTTAAATGTCGTACCGGTGAAGTCGTCAATGTCAATGATTTTCAGCATCTGATTGCCTCCACCGCCGCTTCCCTCGGGCAGGACGCACTTGCCCGTGGCGCTTATGTATGCGACCAAAGGCGTCGCGTGCTCGCCCGCTATGTACGCCTCGTAGTCCGCCATAGTAGCAAAAATCTTGAAGTGGTTGGTCATCGTTCAGCAAGTTGAGTTACCGCCTGCGACATGGTGGTGTCGAGGGTGTTTATGTCTTCATCCTGTCGGTTGTTGCGGTTAATTTCTCCGCCCAACTGATTATAAAGGTCCGTGATGGCGGCAGTCGCCTCTTCTCTCGACTGTTGTATTAGCGCCCTTAGCTCTGTCAGCGCCTCGCTCGTCACCTCCTCGTTGTCAAGAATCATCTTTCGAAGTTCGGTGAGTGCCTCGCTTGTCACCTGCCCGTTCTCCTCGACTTCTGCGCCCATCAGGTCAACGTCGTTCTCGACTGCGGTGAGTCTGTCGCCTATGCCCTGCTCGGATTCGGTGAGCCTGTCGTCAACGCCCGCCAAAAGCGCCCTCAGTTCGGTGAGCGCCTCTGATGTAACCTTCTCGTTCTTGTAGGTCATTGTCCGAAGGTCGGTGAGGGCCTCGCTTGTAACGCGCCCGTTCTCCTCGACCTCTGCTCCGACGAGGTCCACGTCGTACTCGACCGCGCTCAGGCGCTCCTCAATCTCGGGGTCCACGCCGCCGCCCGGGGCCGCGAGGCAGCACTCTGCGAATTTCTCCGCGATGGTCGCCTTGTCGGCCGTCTCGCCGTCGAAGGTGATTTCGTCAATATGCCCGCTGAACAGCACGTCGCCGTTTGCCGCCTTCTTGAAGGTCGCTATGTCGGAATGGTCTACCGTCAGCGACAGCGAGTTGGCAGGGAGCGACATTGTCCCGTGCCTCAAGTAGAGTTCATTGTCCGTGAACTTGCACGTGAACCCGTTTTCTGTTTTAGTGAATTGTATCATATAATAATAAATAAGGTACTACCTTTTTATTTATCAAAGTATGGCGTTTAGCGCCTCGACGGTCGCCTCTGCCGTCTCCATTGAGGGCGATATGAGGTCATACCGCCACGAGTAGAGCGTGCGGCGAGAGGCCGTCAGCTTGAACGACACCATGTCGCTCTCGTCCGCTATGGCTATGATGCTGCCCTTCGGATGCACCGCGTGGCACTCCGACTGCAAGCCGCCGAAGCGGAAAATCACGCAGTTCTCCCTGCTCTGTATGATGAGTTCGTCTTCCATTGTATATTATTATGAGTTCTGAAAGTTAACATATTTACTCGCCTTCCTCAACGCACGCCGGGAACTGCGTCTGAAGAAGTTCTCCCTCCATCACCTCGGACGTGGGTGTCCATCCGCCTCCGTAGTCTACCCACTTCCGCAGCTCGGCGTAAGAGTCCTCGCCGTCGCATAAGTATCCGCCGGTCGCCCTCCACTCCACCTCAGGAGCGGTCTGAGTGACCTCTACCGTCTTTTCCGTTCCTCCATAGGACAGAACGAACCTGAGCATGACGCTGCGCTGCTGCGTGTTTGCGGAAACCGAGACAGTCCACTCGTTGGGCGCAGTCTGAGTGACAGAGACCGACGACGGGCTTCTCTCCAACGACGCCTCTCCGCTGAAGGGATAGGCCGTGATTTTGAAATCGAACGCGGAAGCGTCATGGGCGCTCACGGTGGACGACACGCTCCACGGAAGTCTGCATAGCTGCATGGTCTGACTCCCACCGTCGGCGCTTATGGTGAGCGAGGCGACAGTCGCGTCAGTCACCGATGTCGGCGCTATTGTCACGGAGGTGGTTCCGGCAGGTCCTGACGATGGCGTCATCGTGTATCCGCTTGGCACTGACGCTGTCCATGCGCTTGCCGCCGTCACCTCACCCGTCACGGATGAAGATGCGTGGGGAAATGTCCAAGATGCGGGCAGCGACGCCTGCACGGTGTTGCGCGCAGCGCAGTCCGGAACCTCGAACTGAACCGTGCCGTAGAAAACACCCGTCAGTTCAAGGTGAGGGAAATAATCCTCGTATCCGCTTTTTGCACGGTACTTCTCGGTGGCGAGGCCCGACTGAAGGTATCCCCGCTGAAGGATACCCACGCCCGTGCCGTTTCCGCCGCATACATAACCCGGAGTGCCGTCGTGCGCGTAGAGTACATAGTCATAGAACAGACCCTCACCCGAGTGCACCTCTACACCGCTGACGTAAGGCGCAGGCTCGAGTGCGCTGTCGCTCATGGTGAGCGTTATGGTGCCGCCCTCGCCGTCTGACTGTATGTCCGTGCGCACGTCCATTCCGTGCTCCATTCCGCATACATAGACGTCCGCTCCGTCGCCAACGGTGACGTAGTGGCGGTATAAGAGAAATTGTTGGCCGTCTGTCGCGTCCGCAAGCCTGTCCGGTGACAGAGGCATCTCCACGGTCACGGTCTGAGTTATGCCGTCACTGCCGCCGTCCTCGGTCATCGTGACAGTTCCGTCAAGGTCTATCCTTGAGTCGCTCAGTATCGTGGACTGAGGCAGCATCACCAACGCGCTGTCCTTGGGGTACATCGTCACCTTCAGCGGCGTGACCGCCATGTAAGCGCAGTCTGAGTATCGGGATGCGTGCTTGATGTCGCAGACGACCATGTTGAGGTTGGCCGAATACGATATTGTCCACTCCGTGAAGTCGCCCTCCGCAGAAACAGTATGCCTCCACGTCACCGCGGGGTCGAACTCATCGCCCATGAGGTATAGAGCGCCGTTGTCAGCCTCCACTATGAGGCGCTTGCCTTCGAGATGGGGTATCCGTCGTCCACGCAGCCTCACCGTCATGGACTTCTCGTAGGTGTAGCGGTTGGATAAGGACGATTCCGACCCAATAGTGACCGACAGCGCTCCGAGCGCGTCCGCCTCTGACACCACGGCAGATTCACGGGCGAGCGTCACGTTCTCGGCGTTGGTCGTGTAGACCTCTCGCACCGATGATATGTCGTATGAGCATCTCATGACAGATCAGTGTTTTTACGGGGAAGCCCATAGACCACTTTCATAGGTTCGGGTTCGGTGAACGACGCCTCGCCGCAGCAAGTGACAGGTTTGGAGCATCCGCAGACTGACTCGTTGGGCGACCACTTGGGATAACTTCCCATACGCTCCAACAACCAATTGTAAGTGTACTTCTTGTATGTCTCGAGGTTTGTCCTGAGGTGCGACGTGAGGTAGGTTATGTCCTTCAGGTCGGCAGAGTCGCTGTTATCGGACTTGCCCTTTGTCACCCCCACCTGACTGAAATGTACGTATACAAACGGCGTAACCTCCATTGCGAATGCGCAAGCGAGATAGCGCCATAGTCCGCCGTCCACGAGCAGCGAGGCGTTCACGTCGCTTACATTGTCGTCCTTGACCTGCTCGCATATCTCGTCGTACAGTTCGTCTCCGAGCAGCGGCTTGACGAAGAGGAACTCGGTAGGCTCAAGAAGGTTTATCACGTCCGTCAGGTCAAAGTTTGACGGAAGAAGTGAATATTCTTGCAAATGAGGTATATCTATAATCATGACTGCTCAATGATGTTTTCTTCGGTTATGTCTTGGTTGCCTTCTGCGGTGTCAGTGGATGTCTGCGTTCCGAACACGAGCGGCTTGAGTGTCAGTTCAACGTCAACGCCGTTGTTTCTCAGACACTCGTTCATGACTCCCACCACCGCGTTTCGGTTGTCGTTGCCCCTGAGGGTGTTGTAGAGGGCGAATGCGCTCTCAAGTATGGCCGCCTCTGACGAAAACCCCACGTTTCCGAGCGGCAGTCCAATAAGCGCACGAGAAGGGATGCCGAAGCTTGACAGTATCCTGTCCACCGTGCGGTCGTTTGCGTCGCCATACAGGTCAACCTTGTCCTTCTGAGATTCAAAGGGCGTGAACTTGATAGGTTCGTCCTCGCTGTCATTTCTGAAAGAAACTAACAGTTGTTGGGCGTTGTCAGACCCTGCGAACATGTCCTGCACGCTTCTCAGTATGGCCTGCTTCTGTTCATCGCTCTCGGCGGGGGGAAGCGACAACGCTCCCGCAGGACAGAAAAGGTTCGAGGCGGTTCTCAGGTCGTATTTCACCATCTCGACCTCGGTTTGAACCGGACCGAGCGCAGCGTGCCACGAGGGTGTAGGATAGTAGTCGCCGAGCGCGCTGAAAGTGTCGGGCACGAGCAGATAGACCTGTCCTGCCTTGAGGTTCCACGCGCCGTCGTCACGCATGGTAAGTGACGGAATCTTGACCGGAGGGTACTTTGAGGTCGCAGTCCAATCACGGCAGATGTAATAGTCAGTCACCACCCCGTCACTGTCGCGCTCGCCCGAGCGTACGCTGTTGAAGGGCTGATGATAGATGCTGTATGTCCGCCCGTCGCGGTTCTTCACGACCTGCAGTGCGAAACCGCCGAACAGTGAGTAATCGAACGCGCACCTGCGTATTAGTTCATTGTATCCGTAGCGGTAGTTCGGGGCGAGCTGCACGCCGTCTGACTTCATGGCCTCGTAGTCCACGCCGCCGCCTATCAGTGCGGTCACGCAGAAGTTCACGCACGCCGACAGAGTGGGCGATTGGGAGTACAGGCCGAGTATGAGGTCAGGATAGTCGTTCCTACGGCCCCAATTTACCCAACCGAACGCCGACCTGCGCACGACGGGCGTGTTCGGTATCTGCCTGTCAAGCTTGACCACTGAGACGCCGCCCGAGGCGTTTATTTTCTTTTTTCTTCCCATTTTTTCTATTTAAAGGTGTTTATTCTAAACATACAAGTAAAAAACCGCCCCTATACTCACGTACGAGGGCGGAAAAAATAACGAAATAACCAATTAAAATTACAAAAAAGAATCAACCTTATGATGGCATTATTGCACGTTATCTGCACTATTTAAATATGGGGCATTTCCGGAAATTTTCCAACATCTTCATATTTTTTTGGAAAATTTTCTCCTTTTCTCAGCATTAACATATTATGGTAATATTACCATTAAAATGGTAATTTACCAATTTTAGATGACTCTCAACCTTGACGCCCAACCCCAAAAACTGCATAGAAAATGAATAAGGCAAGCGTGGGAATGAGGCAGCGCGACCGGACGGCAAGGTGCACCACCCTCCCCGCCATCGCCCATTGGTTAACATTTATTAACAACTATGGTGTTGGGGACTGTTCCGAATGCGCAAACACCTCATTTTCAACAAACTAATTTTATATTGGCTGATTAAATACAATACTTGTCAGATTCCGACAAATTACCAAAAATCCGTTAACATTCATTAACAGAAAAGATTTGGCCGCGCGGCAAAAATGGCTTTCCTTTGCGGTGTCAATGACTCAGACGGGTCAGCGACAGTGAGTTGAGTTGAACTACATCGAGGCAAGGAAAAGGTTAACGGAAGTTAACTACGACATAATACAAAATTCAATTCAATTCAACTCCGAGGTCGCTTAACCGTGAGGTCAGGCGGCCTTTTTTTGTTTAATTATTTGTTTAACTTTTAATTTTTTAACAATTATGGAAAAAGAGACCTTATTTAGAAAAATTTTTGTCGAGCACTTGGATGACACAAGACTCCCGCTCTTCAAACACCTGTTCGACACCATTGACGACGAGTCAGAAACTCTCGATGAACTTGAGGTCGCACTCTTCAATTTCGCAACTGACGCGTGGGTGAGAACGCACGACGACTTGTCAATCGGCGAATTCGACGACTTCTGCGCATGGTGGGAGAACACCGACAAGAGCGAATGGCACGAGCAAGTGAAGTCGTGGATGAAGAAGGTGATGGGCGAGTATTATGACGCGTACGACATCGAGCGCCGGTTTCAGGAGGGCGGTGACCCGCTGAGCGAACTGAAGGAATACATGTCAGTTTTAGGCGAAAGTGTCAAGTTTGACCTTGGTGGGTTTATGGCGTATGACGATTTCTTGGACCCGACAGGTGCACACTTCGTCGCTTCGTACGATGCCCAATGGGTGTATGAGGGTGTAACTGACACCTTGGCAATGAAGCGAGTGGAGAGTGCAAAAGCGGCTCAGCACTGATGGAGCGTCGAGGCAGTGGGCGAGGCATACTCGCCCCTGTCTTTCTTAAAAAAAGAAAAAAATTATGGAAAAATGCCACCCGTTTGGGAGCAAGGTGATAATTATATAACGAAGGCAACGACGAAATTATGAAGACTAAGACAAAAAAGAATCCACGTTTCAACAAGAACGACGCAGCGCTTCTGAGAGTTCTCCGCGAGCTCAACAAGGAATACGCGGGGGAGTTTTCCCGGTCAAACGCGGACCTGTTGGAACTGACTGGCATAGCAAGCGAAGTGGAGCTCCTCCGCTCCATCCGAAAGTTGGTTGAACTCGGGATAATTGAAAGAAAGCCGGGCAAACGTGGTGAACCTTCAACGTACACACTGCATGAGGAGGCATATGTTGGGGGAGGTTCGCATTCGGATGAAAAAAGCGAAACCATACTGAAACTCAACGACTTACAAGAAATCATCACCAAGGAAGTTGAGGCAGTATGCGCACCTTTGGCCAAACAGATTGAGGAACTCAACGCTATCTTATTGAAAATGAGGGTGGGTTCGCATTCGGAGGCAGAAGGTTCACCGTCGGTAGCGTTTTTTGTCAGTTTGCGCCCACTCGACGGACTTGTAAACCAAACTGAAAGAAACACAAAAAACTGAAAATAGATTATGAAAGACAAGAAAGACAACAAGATGGACGAGGCACGGAAGTCGCTACCAAAGGGAGTGGTGGCGTCCGGCATCTTCACCGACAACGACCTGAGAGTGCTGTATGTACTCTCACGCATACAGGAGATGGATTACTCGGACTTCTACAAGGAGCACGGCTATTTCCATATAGCCAACGAGAACCTGAAAAAAGAGGCAGGAATCAGTAGCAACAGTTCGCTCGACCGCTCACTCGGCAGACTTATTGAATATGGTCTAATCTCGCGCACGCCGGGAAAACGTGGCAAGCAGTCTGAGTACGTCTACCATGCGGACGCGGCAAACAATTTCAGTATGTCAAAGAAAAATAAAAAGTCAAAGAAAAAAGGTCCGCGGACTGAAAGAAACAGTCCGCATAGCGAAAAGCGGACTGATACTGAAAATCAATCAGTTACGATACAAATTAAAAACAGTCCGCATTTAAGTGAAAAAAGCGGACTGATACTGAAAATCAATGACTTACAGGAAATCATCGACAAGGCGGTCGAGGCAGTATGCGCGCATTTGGACAAGAAAATTGAGGAACTCAACGCTAACTCGCTGAGAATGAGTATCAGTCCGATTTTGGAAACAAACAGTCCGCGTTCGGAAGCAAACGTTCCGCGGACTGAAACGAAAGGTGCACTTTTTGAAGGTGAGAAGAAAGGCGGAAATGAGCCTAACTCATTGAAAATGAGGGAAGGTCAGGTTTTTGACGGTGAAAATGAGCCTAACTCGCTGAGAATGAGTATCAGTCCGCTTTTTGAAACAAACAGTCCGCATTGCGAAAAGCGGACTACAGATATAGATCTAGATATATATAATATATATCATGATGATCATCTCTCCGGTAATCATAAGGGACCCGGGGACCCAGGGGCCCCCTACGAAGAAGAAAAAAAGAAAAAAATAGAAAAAAGAAACAAAGAAGAAATCGAGAGACTCCGGCGTAGCATCGCCTTCTGCGATGAGGCGATTGCGGAAGCGTTGGCCGCCGGGAACGGGGACCGATATCGTGAGCTTTTGCATGAAAGGACTGAACTCGCTTCCCAACGTGACGAGCTCTGTCCTGAGGACGAGTACGCGACGGAGAGCGACGCTGAGATAGAGAGAATGGTCCGGGACCAACTGAACAACGGGGAAAATCCAACAGACCTCACCCAACCCTCCATAAACCGGTACATGCAGGCGCAATCGTCAGCGAGCTCGACGGCGGAGCCATCCCAACTGACGACATCACCTCAAAGGCGGAAGCAGCCTTCTCAGCCCTCGCTCAGCAGCCCTCCCTCACGGACATCGTCAGCGAGCGCAGCTACGTGGACATCCTCAGAGAGAGAAGTCATCAGTAAGGCGAAAAAGCGGAAAAACGCCCTCAGAGCGCCTCAAAGGTTCGAAATGAACAGGAGGTCACCCCGACCTCCGAAACGCCGTCAGGAGCAATTTCTGAGCGCCTGAGGGCAGGTCAGCGGAAAAACTCCGAGTTGGAGGCGCGAGTGAAGGGTGAGGAAGTGCCGGAATACATTCAGCAACTCGGGACGCGCTGATGGTATATTGCGCCAAGGCGGGCGAGTACGAGAAAATTAAATAAATAATTATACTAACAAAACAATGTCCTGTATGAATATACCATTCAAGAAAGATGGTAAAATTGCACCTGAGTGGTTAGAGCAAGCTCGCGAACGACTCCTCAAAGCGGTTGAAAACGCGGACGACGGGTGCGGTTACTTGAGAATACACGTCACGCTCCACGATGTCGTGCTCGACGATGACTTGGAGTTCGCATCTTTAACGGACGCGGCGGACTATCTGAATATCACCAAAGGTCGTGCCTCAACTGCCGCGAGCAAGGGCCGTCCGGTGAATGGATATCTCATTATCAGGCATGGCACTCAGTCGGGCAAGGCGGTGGAGCAACTCGATATGGTCACCGGAGAAGTGATTAAAACATATCCGACCATTGAACGAGCAGCAAGCGAGTTAAAAATCAACAGAAGCAATATAGCATCTTGTTGCCGCTGCGAGCGAAACTCGGCGGGATGCTTTGGTTGGAGGTTTGTCGGCGAAAAGAACACTAACAAGTAAAAACAATAGTATGAAGGCAGTTTTAGAAACGTGGCGCCCGGTAAGGGGATATGAGGGGCTTTATGAAATCTCAGACTACGGTTGCGTGAGAAGCCACTACGGTGGGAAGATAAAGTATCTGAAGGGTCAAAAAAACAAAGGCGGATACATTCACGTCGGACTTTGGAAAAACGGAAAAGGTAAAACTTTTTCAGTGCACCGTCTCGTCTACACCGTGTTTGTCGGAAACATCGATGAGGGTCTACAGCTCGACCATATCGACGGCGATAAAACAAACAACAAGCTCACCAACTTGCGCGCGGTCACTCCTCGGGAGAATTCAAACAATTCGGTAACGAGGGACCGGTACTTAGAAGCGATAAAGAAACTAACTGCATCGGAAGAGTGGCGCAATAACCAACGCGAAGGTGCGAAGAAACGTTCACAAAACCAGGAGTGGCGACAAAAAAACAGAGAGGTGGCGCAGCGCAATCAGCGTAACCCTGAATGGCTGAAAAACGTGCGTGACGGAATAATGAGGTCTTGCGCCAAACCGATTTTACAACTCGACGTAGAAACGGGTGAGGTAATCCGGCGCTGGGAATGCGCACGTGACGCCGAGCGTGGACTCGGAGTATCGAACTCCCATATCTCCAAATGCTGCCTCGGAAAACAGAAAACTGCCGGCGGATTTCGCTGGCGCTTTGCGACCGATGACGATTAACTGAAAATCTTGTTCATCTCCGAGAGCGACTCAGATTCACTCGTCAGTTCGCGGATATAAGTGTCGATTGTCGACACGTTTCTCCCCATCGCTGCGGCGAGTGTCCTTAAATTCTCGGATTTTCCTGCATAGGTCGTGGCGAACGAATGGCGTGCGGAATACATGGACAGAGCCTTCGGAAAAAACGAACGGTCAAGGCCCGCCCACGACGCGACGATGTCGAACGCCTTGCTCATATGGTATGAGTGCCCATTGCAATATTTTCTGACGGCAAGACTGACTTCCCCCTCATTTTCGAGGTTGCATAACTTCTCTATGTCGCCGCCACGCAGAATGGGGAGCAGGAAACCCTCTCTGCGGTCGGCGGTAGAGATAAAGGCGGAGAGAAGTCTACGGAGAGCAGGGGTGAGCGGTACAGTGAAGAAGAATGGCTTTTCAGTTTTCCTACGGAAACCCCTCACTGTCAAGGAGTTATCGGTGAGGGAAAGGTCGGAAACGCGCAACAGGGCAACGTCAATCGGCGACATTCCGCATAAAAAATAATCCAAAATCCAAACCGCAAGCCGTCCGTAAGGAGTTGAGCGTGAGGTGATTAGCGGAACGCTGCACTGACCGAGGAAATCAGACAGCACTTTAATCTGCTCCTCATTCAAAACTTGGCGCCGGCTTTTCACGGCCCGTGGCGTCTTGCTTAACACTTTGTCAAGATGCGACAACAAGTCCGCCTGACATCCTGACACCTCGCACGCATGGGAAAGTGCAGCACGCATGCAACGGAGATACTGATTCACCGACAGTGCGCATAACCCACTCTCATACAACCACTTGACATAACGGTCGAGCAGTTTCTTGTCAAACTCTGACAACTTGATTTCACGTCCGGCGAACTTCATAAATTTTGCCTTGCTGCACTCATATGCCTTGCGTGTAGACCGCCGAAGCGAACTGTCGTTGACGTAGAGGTCGTATGCGCCGCTTACAGTCATCGCCAACCCTGCAGATGGAGTTTCGGACAGTTCAACGACTTGGGTTGCTGTATAGGGTCGCCCTGACGCCATGAGTCTCGCAACCGCAGATGATATGCGCTCTCTCGCAGTCATGAGAGCGGCGTTGAGTTCGGAGTGACGTGGGTGGGAACGCTTGACTGTCTGCTTGTCAGTCGACCACTGCGAGGGTTTTACCTTTATGCCCGTTGAACGCTCGACACGTCCATTGTACCGTACAAGCAACTGCACCGGGCACTCGCCGTTACGGTCGGGTCTGTTCTTCAGAATGAAGGTGATGGTGGGTGAAGCAACTTTTGCCATAATGTTACATTTTATAAGTTTTACATAAATTTCAGTTACATTTTGTTTTCGTTTCGCATGGGGGTATGCTTACGAATTGTAAGCAAAACCACCGTTTTCGGCGGGGGCGGTCAAGACTGACGTACGATTACTGTCCGCACTTGACGTGGCGACCCCTTCATTTTCGTGCCTGACGATGGGTGTTTATTGTCCACCCCATTGTCCACCCCAAAGGTAATATCTCTTTTCCAATCAGAAAAGCCAAAAAATGTTAATATGGTGACAGACAGGTGGAAACGCATTGGACAACGAGCGGGTAGACTTTGCGGTGCAAAGAACAAACAACGCCATTAACCCACTAACATACAACCGCTTGCGTAACGGTGGACAAAAAACTGTCCACCCTATTTCATCTTTTTGAGAAAAAAATGAAAAAAATGTCCGCAAGTATGCGAGGTGCGCGCTATTTATTATTGTACCGCAGATAAAAAAATGGTACAATATTAACAACGCTTATGACTATAATTTATTTTACGTTAATGATGTTTTTCCTTGCTCTGTACAAGGACATCAAGGAAGGACTGCGCGCTGCACTGTATGACATCGTCATGTTTGTTGCATGGATAATAACCTCAATAGCAAGAATGACAGGCAGATGGACGGACGATACTGCGCGTTGAACGAGGCCAAGGACGCCGAACTTTTCGGTCAGTGGAACGGACGAACGGGTTGGTTCCCGCAGTGGGAGCATACACCACGATATGAGGGATACGACATCATGGCGACAGGTGCGAGCGGACAGAAATACGCCATCGAACTGAAGAGGCGAAACTACTCAATCGACGAGTACAGAGAGTGGATGGTGGAGTCGGACAAGATAGCGGACGGACTTATGATGTACACCGTCGATGGCGTCAAACCTCTCTATATCAACTTCTTCGCGGACGGCAAGGTCGCCGTATGGTCGCTCGCAGAACTTCCCTCATCACCGAGGAAAGAGAAGAGGCGCAGGTACAACCCCGGCACCGGTAGCAACGACGTGACTTGCGTCTATTACTTGCCGATTGAGTCCGCACGGGTGTCCGCACTTGACGGCGCAGAATAACTTCACCATATTATTATTAGATGACAATAGAAGAATGGAGCGTTAGGGGTTACAGCCGCATGCACGACCGCATAGACAAGTACTGCATCCATAGACACCACCGACGCATCGACGAGGACGTTTGGCAGCATACTTTGCTCAGAGTGCTCGAGAAAGAGCGTGCGACCGGACTCGCCGACAACTCGCAGGAGGGCATAGACAACTACGTGTTCATGGCATACAAGATAAATGCACTGAGGGAGACGCAGTACCCACGCGTGTCACGAACGACTCTCACTGACGACATATCCCAATACGACCGTGAGGACGAGAGCGCGGACGACCTGTACATTGAGTGCGCCGAGGTGTTCGGCACTGACCTCGTCGACAAGGTCATAGACGGGGCGGAGGTAGACCCCGAAATGCTCAGCGAACTGACCGAATATGTTTATAATATACTATGATAGTGGAATATATATACGCGCTGATTACATTCTTCACCGTCAATGCGGTGATATGGTGGAGTCTTGAGGTGCGCCTATGGCATCTCAGGGCGTTCGACTACCGGCCATTCACCTGCCGCAAGTGCCTGACACTATGGTTCTTGCTTGCGGTGGCGGTTGGTGCCGCCATGCTCGGTTACTTTACATACGCCGTCACGCTCGCAATCTTCGCCGCCCTCAACGCGATTGCGCAAGCAGTGGACGACCGTGAAAGATATGGATGAGAAAATCATTGAGCGCATAAGCGAGTACAAGTCGCTGATGGACAGGGGCAAGAAGGTGTCAGGACGCGACGTGACTCAGACCTACAATGAGGTGTTCGGACGCAAGCTCGCCGTGACGAACTGCTCGACGTGCATCAAGCGCCGGATATCTGAATTATGGCATAAATATCAGGATTATGAGCGAAAGAAAATCGAAGATAAAGGAGGAGGCGAGACGCCGGAGACTGATGGCGATGTATGACGACATCGTCGCCGGACGCGCCAAGTGCAAGATGCGCGAGACTTACGAGGCCGGCAAGTACGGCAAGTACGCCGACGACTTCGACGCCGACTACGACAAGGTGCTCACCATGTATGCGACAGACATGGAGTCGCTGACCGAGGCAGAGCGCAGCAAACTGTACTCGCGCTACCTCGCAGTCTACCGCATGGCATACGAGCAGGGGCGCATAGACGACGCACGCAAGGTGCTCGACTCAATGGCAAAACTTAACGCAATGTCAAACGTCGAGGTCGGAATGGCGGACGACGGGGTGATAAAGATTTCATTCGGTTTTGGCAGGAAAGAAGAGGACGACTGAGCTGCACTTCGACATAAACCTCACGGAGTCGCAGCGCACGGCGTATGACCTTGTCCATCGCGCCGGCATACAGTATGTCACTCTCGCATGGTCCCGACAGAGCGGCAAGTCCACGCTGATGGAGTTGCTCTGCATCGAGTGGCTCGTTTCGCCCGAGCGCACCAAGATTGCATATGTATGCCGCTCTTATCTGCTCGCCAAAAAAGTATACAAAGAGATACTCGCGCTGCTTCCGCGTTCCATCTACGACAGCGCAAACGGAAGCGACCTGACGATAACGAGGGGGCAGTCGTCCATACAGTTCTACTCGTCCGAGTCGGGCAGTGCGCTCCGAGGAAACACCTTTGATTACCTAATCTGCGACGAGTTCGCATTCTTCAAGTTCGAGCAGCCCGACGGCACTCACCTTTGGCACGACATCCTCAGTCCTACAGTCAAGGTGAGGGGGCGCAAGGTCATATTCGTGTCCACGCCCCTCGGCGACAACCTCTTCAAAACTTTCTTCGACTACGGATTGTCATCATCGCACCCGACGTGGACGAGCATGAAGCGCACCATATACGACGACGGGCTCGTGACAGAGTGGCAGATTGAGGACATACGGGCGACAATCCCCGAACTCTCATTCCGACAGGAATACCTCGTGGAGTTCCTCGATGACTCCTTCACCTTCTTCACCGGATACGCCGACATCATGGACAACGTGGTGTACGAGGACATCGGCGACGTGAGCATAGGCATAGACTTCTCTTCCACCGGCGAGGACCGCACCGTGCTGACAAAGATAAACGGCGAAGGACGAATAGGTCAGTGGGTTATTGAGGGCACGCTCGACAGACGCTACCGTCAGCTCGCTGAACTCATATCATATACCCCGCGTCTGAGGCGCTGCCTGATGGAGTCAAACTCTATCGGAACTCCGATGGGCAACGAGGTGCTCAAGTTGCTGCCCGCCCAAGTGAGGCGCAAGTGCGGATGGTTCACCACCACCAACAACAGCAAGGACGAGGCGGTCAGCGCGCTCGCGGTGGCAATCTCAAACAAGGAGCTCGCATACAGCGACGAGGGACTGAGGCGCGAGCTGAGGGCGTTCCGAGTGTCGTGGAGCAAGAGCGGTCGTCCGATTTACGCGGGCGCGGGAGAGCACGACGACCGTGTCATGTCGCTCGCCATTGCGCTGAAGGCAAGGCAGTCGCGCCCGGCTTCGGTGTCATATTCGACAGTGAAGGCAAATGGTAAGTTAATTTGCTAATTATATACCATAATATATTATATGCAAAAAATAATAAAAGACAAAAAGGATTACGGGGAGTGGACGCTTCCCCGCTCATGGGAAGAGGTGACCCTTTCTCAACTGCTCGCCCTCGAGGGCGTGACCTCGCCAATCAAGATAATCTCCGTTCTCAGCGGACGCGGTGAGGACGAGGTGGCCGCTCTGCCGGTGCAGTTCGCAGACGCCATTGTATCAGAGCTCGGTTGGCTCGCATTGCCGCCCGAGGTTGAACCGTCGGCGTCGTGCGTGATAGACGGAGAGACATACCGCGTGAACGTGTCTGAGAATTTATCGCTCGGCGAGTTTGTCGCGGTGCAGTCAGTTAGGCAGGCTGACCCCAATGACATTGCCACCGTGCTCGCAATTGTTTGCAGACGAGCGGGCGAGGCTTACGACATTGAGTTCGAGAACGGAAAGGTGGCCGGGCGCAGGGAGATGTTCCTCTCGGCCCCGTGCACGGAGGCACTCAAGGTCGTAGGTTTTTTTTTAACCTTATGGAGTCTGTCCGAGGGATGTTCCCCACGGTGTTCTCAGATGAAGGAAGAAGCGTTGAACCTCACTCGCGAGAATATCGAGACCTTGCGAAAAGGTACGGATGGTATCGGATTATGGTCGAGACGGCGTGCGATTCGTCGTTTGCGCGCATTGGAGAAGCATATTCGTACAACCTATTGAACTTCCTCGAATACCTCACCTACACGGTCGACCGCGCAAAGGCAGAGGAAGCGGAACGCAAGTTTCAGGAACAGTTGGCCAAGGCGAACCGACACCGGTAGGTGATATGTTAACAACAAGATAAAACGACAAAATAAAATGCTTCAAGACATCATACTTGCGCTAAGGGACTGCTTCACCCGATACAAGTCGGTTCGCTCGTTCCTGTACATAAGCGAAGACCTCGTCCGCTGTCAGGGAAATCAGGGAAATTTCGAGGTCACGGTGGATGACGTGACAAGGTCAGCTCTCAACATCACCGACTCGACCTTCACTTTTGAATGCGACATAATGGTACTGTCCCACGTCGGCAAGGGTCAGACCATACTCGACGTGCAGGACACTGCATATACTATCGCCGCCACGGTGGTTGAGGAACTCGACCGCTCTGAAAGGTACCTCGGTGTTCTGAGAGTCCATGACTACTCCATTCTGACTGTCAGCCACGTCACCGACGACGACGCGGCCGGCGTGCGACTGACGCTCAAACTCGAGACACCGAACCCTGCCCAACTCTGCGACGAGAGCGTTTGGGGCGACCCCATAGTGGACCCCGTAATAAAACCGGTCGACGTCAAGCCGATTAAACTCCCCGTGAAACCGATATGCTGAAAGTTGTTGAGGTAATGGCGAACGACATCGCCGACATCGTGCGCGCCGCAATGTCATCTGACACGGGCATAAACGTCAAGGTCGGAAGGAACACCCTCACCGACAGCGAACTGTTCCGCTCCATAAGGGCGCTCGCATCGGGCGACGTGGTGGTGGAGCTTCTTCTCAACGACTACGTCATATACGTCGAGAACGGTCGCAGAAAAGGGGCCAAGCTGCCCCCGCCTGACGCCATTGCTCGGTGGTGCAGGCGAAAAGGTCTGCCCGACGACAATAACACTGTATGGGCGATATGCAGAGCTATTTCGAGGGACGGAATAGCGCCCCGCCCCGTTATGGCCACCGCATTCGAGATGATGGACGACGAGAAATGGTCAGGACGGTGGCTCGACCTTCTTTTCGACGAGCTGACTGAGGTTCTCGACAAGTATTTCTCAGACTGATAAAAATGTAAAAAAATATACAGCATAATGGACATGACATTAAACGGGCAACGTGCGAACGGCATAGTGATGCTCGACTCTCAGCCCGACATACTCCATATCTCAGGACTGTCGTACGGAGGCACGGTGGCGAGGCTCGCAATAAGGATGTCGGGTGCGGCCCCGTCTGCGGGCGACACTGTCACCATAAACGGCGAGACGGTCACGGCGGTCGCTTCCCAACAGTCGGCCGGCCCGAGGGATTTCGGAGTGGCTGGCACCTATTCGGCGACGGCGTACAACCTGAGCCGCGCACTCTCGGCGTGCACCCCCATAGTCAGCGCCTACAGCGTCCGCTGCACCTCTCAATATGTAATCCTTGAGGCGCTCGGACAGGGCGAGGCGTACGCCATAACCTATGAGTCGGACATAAGCGGCATAGAGTTCGAGTACACCGCGCCTTCTCAGACCTCGTCGGCAAAGGGCGTGGAGGTGTCCATAACCCGCAACAATCCTCAGCGCACCGCGGTGCTCACCAAGTCAGTGGTTTCCGACGTGTCTGATTTCGACCTGTCACCCGTCCTGTCGTCCATGACGGAGTGGGGCAAGGTCACCCCCGTGACAATAACTTCGACAGTGCGTGACGTCGAGGGGGAGGGCACGCAGATAGGCACTTTCAACGCCTACGCGGTGAGAGGAAGGCATCTTGCCGCTGTTCCGCTTTACATGACAGGGGCGTACGTGGCGCAGCCGATGAAGGCTTCTCCTACAAGGGACGTCTACAACAACGACGCGCTTTACGCCGACGAAGGTTCGCCCGTGCAGATAAGTTATTGGACACCCACGGCGGGCACCATGACCGCTTCCGCCCAACTGCTCGACAGCGCATACGCGGTCATCCGCACCTCGCAGCTCACGGCTGAGTCCGACGGCGAGGCGATTACAGTGTTCGAGGTGCCTTCGGGGTTCACCTCGCACGACGCCGCTTGGTATCTCTCAATCACGATGCCCGGAGACGAGGTCATACGCTACAACCTTTTCCGCTCGGGAATGTCCGGAGGAAGCGTCAGGATAAGGTGGCGCAACGCTATGGGAGGCGTGAGCTTCTTCGACTTCTCGTCAGACCTCGACGTCTCGACCGACATCGACACCGTGCTCATGACCGACTACGAGGGCGCTTACGGATACTACTCCACCGACGGCGTGCTGCACTCGTCCACCCCGGCCTCGGTGACGGCGACAAAGACCTACACCGCAAGCTCGCCCGTGATAGAGGGCATCGGGCTTCCCGTGCTCGACGACCTCGCGTCCTCACCGCTCGTTTGGATTGAGGAGGACGGGCGCAAGAGGCAGATAATACTCACCCGCGCCGAGCGAGTGAGGGTGTCCTCAAACGACACTTGGCGGATTAAGATTTCATATAAATACAGTATTAACCAATAATTATGCAGAACAAGACACTGTTGTACATAAACGGCGAGCAGGCTGACACTTCCGAGGGGTTCTCGCTGAGAATGAACAGGGTGATGCGCGACGTGAGGCGCATAGACAGCGGCAGCGCCGAGTGT